ACCTTGACCATTACCACCACTAATTTCAATTACTGGTGGATCAACATAATCAAATCCAGAATCTAAAATATCAATTCTTTCAAACTGACCTTTGACATTTGCTGTCGCACTAACACCAATACCAGTTAAACTTTCGATAGAAACTGTTGGTGGTGTGATAACGTCATATTGTGATCCACCTTCCAATACATCTATTGATTCAATACCACCAAAGAAGATAACATCACCTGACTTATAGTTTGATATCTCTGTGCCATTTACAAGCATGCCAGTGGTGCCTGGCGTTGTCTCACGCCTTGCCCCATCAAATACTGGATTCAAAGAAAATCTCTTTAATAATTTTTGATGATCCAGTTTTTTATTTGCTAAATCAGGAACGGATATTTTAAAAGTACCATCTCCTGTTGCATTCACAAAATCTCCATTTACCAGATCAGGTAGAGAGTTTGCAAGACGAATGTTATTAGAATCAATACGACTTACATAGTAGTTTTTACCATCAATTAACGAACCTAAGAAACCACTGATTGCATTATATGTGACAACCTCTCCAGAATAAAATCCATGATCTGATGCACCCTCTGTAACCTGTATCAACTGTATAACGTCGCCGCCAGTGGCGCCAGTCCATGTTACAGAACGGTCTGGTGCAACTATGGGTTCATTACCTAAACTTGGAATTGATGGTGAGGCAACGTATGCATGAGGGTGTGGAGGTAATGCAAATTTATTATCACTATCATGATCATATACGTTTTGAACGTCAGTTGTATATTTGTTGATATTGGTATGAAGAGAACTATTTCCTTTTTTTAATCTTCTTCTTATAAATGCAAAATTGTTTATACCAACGCCAGGCAAATCACCTAAAACAAATGATGAACTGCTGATAACACTTAAAACACGACCAACAGCCACTAGGGTAGATTGACCATCTAAAACTTCAACAATATCCTCTTCTAAAAATCCATGATCAGAAAGAGTAATGACATTGAAACTGCTACTTGATTGTCTTAAAACTGTTTTTGGAGTGAATTTTACGGAAGTATTATAAACATATGACCCAAAATTACTATCCTCTGAACTTTTATTAATACCAAACGAACCAACTTTAATTTTATCACCTTTGTTAAAGTAAAAAGTTTCATCAGGAATTGGAAAATCTTTTAAAACACCTGTAACTAAAACTTTTATCTTATTTGTGTTACTTGCAAAAGAATATCCATATGCAACATTATTATATCTTACATCGTCACCAATACTTAAAACGTCAACAGCTGTGGGTAATCCTACAAATTGATTTGTAGTTTTACTTGTATAAGTTACAACACCAGCAGTACTCGCTGTTGGTAATGATAAAGAACCACTTGTAGGAAATCCAACTGTTGTATCAACTGTCATTACAGTTGCACCAATTGATACAGGATCAGTTACACGAGTTCTGCCTGGAACTATAAAGTCGCCATCAATTGAATCTTTTGATACACTTATCTGATAATAATGTTCTCCACCATATAAAAAGTCTTTGACATCGGATATCGCACCAGAAGCACCACGAATATTACTATCATCTTCATCAGCATCTTGAAAGAGTGTTGATCCTTTTAAATCACGAGGATCGCCTGTAATTGACTTAACTACAAAATCCTGTGCAAATCCATAATCAGCATCAGAAGGTTTAATTAAAAAATCAGATGGTTTGATAATATTAACTTCTTCACCATATAATGCTCTGAATAAAATCTTATATGACTCTTCTGTTCCCTTTGTTTTGTAAAAATCTTTAATTTGTCGAATAAACTTAACTTGATCTATATCACTATCTAATTTACGATTTTCAAAACCACTCGCAAAGGTTGTTTTTAGTTTATTAAAAAACTCACGAATAAAAAGATTTGATAAATTATAAACTTTTGAACCACCAGTATGAGATGCACCTACAGTTGTATTAAATGATAATAAATCTGATCTTGTGGGTTGATCCATCGCATCAACGCCACTAAATCCACGAACACATCCTGTAAATGATGTTGTGCCAATACCAGTATAAGTTATAATCTCATCATCAATTTTGATTAATCCATACTTATTCGGATATCCTTGTGTCGAATCAACGAAGATTGTAGATGAATATGACTCAGTATTTGTAGATAATCCTGTATATTCAGTAAGTGCAGCACCAACGTATGTTTGTAATTTAGTATATCTATCAAGATTCTCAGCAATGTTTATTGATCCACCTTGATATTCTTGAGAGATATAGTATTGTTTCATGAAATCCACAAAAAGTGGACTTTCTGACTGCACAAACTCAGGTAACTGATTTTCAATTACCTGATTTATCTCGACTCTTTGTATTGAGGTATCTATCATTAATATCCGCCGCCAGAACCAGAACTAGATGATGAAGATGAACTTGTAGAACTCGTGGTTGTTGTTGATGTTGATGAGTACGTTCCACCTGTTGCAGTGGTGGTTGCGGTTGAAGACGCTGTTGAGGATAAAAGAGCGCTACCAGTAGTTACTGGAGAGTTTGATTTTCTAGTGTAAGTTGGTGTGTAGTAACTATGAGTATGCACAAATCTTGATCCAGAGGTATTTTCACCTGATGCGATTAAATCTGGAATCATATCAATTGTTGTATTTGTCATATCAAACTTAACATATAAATCTCGAAGACCCACAATATCATTTGAATGTGGAATTGCTTGAATTTCAACCACGTTATTTGCAATTACTGTTGAAAGTATGTTCACAGTATCTATAAGGACTTCACCAGTCATATAATCAACTGTTCCAGCATTTTTCTTAACTATATTTGGAGTTCCACCCTCATTGTATGTGAAGAAGAATATTCGACCTTTTTCACGATTAATTACCTCATCAGAAAGATAAACGACGCCTGTTACACCTTCAATTGTAAATCCTGTTGAAACCACGTTATATGAAGTCTCTTGAGTGTGGAATCGATTACCGTAACACACTTCATATTGAGCAAATTGACCTACAACTGCTTTTAAATTACGTCGAATCGTTACAAGTGTGATATTTGATGTAATTGATGAATCAATGCTATCAATTAATGATACTGCCTTACTATATTTAAATCTACCGCCAAACTTATTAACATCGATTGAACGTGAATATTGAGTTAAAGCATTTGAAACGTTAGTCTTCAAATTACTTGAATCATCATTCAAGCTTGGATTATAATAAGGTGATGTTTGTATTTCTACATATAAGTATTTTAAATCAATAAACTCTGGTACAATACCAGCAACTGCATAACTCTTCAATTTTGAAACTAACTCTCTTTTTGTTTCATCAGAAAGAAAATCACCATTTCGAGGTTTAACCGAAATAAAAACCTTACCAAAACGAGGTGGACTCATTTCTTCACCACCAAAAGCAGTTACAGACTCCACATTTGGATAAATGTAACCTAAAACAGACTCATAATCAGAAGATGTGACTGCACGATACTGAGAGGAGTAAATTCGAGGTGCATAATACTTAATTGAAGAGATTGATTCAATATCATCACCATCTCTTGACTTTTCATCCGTTGAAACAAGGGATATAAGGTCGGCATTGATTGAACCACCGTCCTGATTTGTAATATTTCCTACAAAACTAAATTCTGAAGCACCATTTCCCTCTTTTCCATCAGTTACAATGTAAGAAACGGTAATTACGTTGTTATTTGATAGCTTTTTACCAATTACATTGTCACCAAAGATCAATTCATACCTTTCATCTTCAATTTCTTGTAAAAGATAGGATGAAGATGTTGATGTAATACCAATAATATTGTCAATTTGTTGATATGTGACGGAGGAAGTCGCTGTTGAAGATGATTTGACCTTAACTTTGATTGTTGATGTGTCAATGAACGAATTATCGAGAATATATCGTTGATTAAACAGAGAACTATCAACAGTAAACTCCTGTGATACAAAATTACCCTCATAAATTTCAACGTTATTAAATTCAGCAACTCCCTCTGTTACAGGAGTTGTAATATCCTCTGGAATGCAAAATATGTAGTTTGTATTATCACCAGCACCGTTACAAATGATACCAGAATTAATTGTGAGTGTTGATGTCTCACTCAGACCATCTACAGTAAAGGATATTTTTGCTCTTGCAGATCTTCTTGATCTTGGAACGTAACCAATATTTCTTGCCAATGCAACAACATTTTCTCGAAGTGTAGCGGAATCAAGAAAACACTCATTTGCTGCCATATTGGTATTATAGGCAGTTGTATATGTATTATATGCTAATGCGTCAATAATGATCGAAAGATTAGACCCTTCAAAATCATAATCAGTAAAATTAGTATTTGCCCTCAGATAATCTCTGATAGACGATTTAATTTGATCATAATCTAAATTAACGTATTGTCCGAAAGCCATTATACTCTAGCAGGGTGAAGAAGAACGTCCACTTCTTGTGGTGGAGTGGGAAGACCAACAATATCATATTGAACTGTGCAATTTAATTCATTTGAATCAGGATAAACTGACACATTAACAATAATATTATCAATTCTTGGTTCATAAGTGAGTAAAGATGATTTAATTTCATCTGATATTCTCATTTCATTCAAACCTGTGCTTAATTCAAACAGAGATTCATTGATTATTGAACCAAAATTGGGTTCAAATGGTTTTTCACCAAGAATTGTAAAAATTATGTTCTTTACAGACCTTTTAATCGCATCTTCATCACGAATTGTTACCACATCGTTGGTCACTGGATGACGTTTGAAGGATAAATTGATATCTTTGAATGCCCTAGAAGCCACTATTTACACAATTAGTTTGCTGTTTTTATTTATACCACTTTTTTTATCTTTTTACGACACGAATTCGATATTTTTCCGATTCTAAAGCGT